AATATTTTGATATTTTTTTAATTTTTGTTCTTCATCAAACAAATACATATTTGAAGTTGATTTTGTGGTTGTTAATCCAAATACCTTTTCTAATTTTGAAATGTTTTTTGAAAATTTTTTAGAAACTAGATTTGGTAATACACCCATATGTAGCTTTACACTAAATTCAATACTAGTATCAGTACAAGAATCTGTGTATGATTTTACGATAGGGATTTTCTTTTTCCCTTTAGCATCCTTTTCTTCCATTAAACTCTCTAGGTAAGCTTTATAGGTAGTTGTCCATGTCCCAATAGGAAGTTCTGTGATTTTAATAGAATTATAACTTGTTACTTCAAATTTACCCTTCACCAAATATTTCTTATATTGAATTCCATCCTTGGCTTTATCCATATATTCAATAATTTCTCCTGTAAATCCTTCATAATAAGGCTTGATATCACCTGTGTATTTTTTTACTTTTAATTTACATTTCAAATAATCAATAATATGAACCGGATTATAACATAATCCTTCATAACTGAAACCGGTTCCAATTCCTTTACCTCCATTTACAAGAATCATAGGAATGATAGGAGTATAATATTCGGGTTCAACTGGGGTTCCATCATCATCTAAATAATTCAATATTGGTTCGTCCGCTTTAGGGAATATATATCTTGTAATTGGAGACAATGCTGTGAAAATATATCTTTCACTTGCATGATCTTTACCACCATTCAATCTTGTTCCAAATTGTCCTAAAGGCAATAATGCGTTAATATTATTTGATCCCATAAATTCATGTGCCATCCCAATAATACCTTTATTCAAACTCATCTCACCGTGATGATAAGCTGAATGTTCGCTGACATATCCTGAAAATTGGGCTACTTTAATTTCATTCACTAGATTTTTTTTAAAAGCAGCAAACAAAACTTTTCTTAAACTAGTCTTCCATCCATCAATTAAATTGGGAATACTTCTTTCACAATCATATTTTGAGAAATGAATCATTTCTCTGTCCGTAAATTCTTCAAATTTTACTAGATTATTTTCTGGATCTAAAACTAGATCTTTGTCATAATTTCCCAACCACTCTTTTCTATCATCTGCTCTTGTCTTGTTGAAAACCTTATCAATAGCATTATCACTTGTTTCTCCATTATATTCAAACATTACAATTTTCTTTTTCGCAAAATATTCCTTAAATTCTTTAGCGGTACTTGTCCCCAGACCTTTATAATATTTTACTTTCCATCCCTTAGCCTCGTTGTTGGCTTTTTTCCATACTTGATAAGCACTTTCACTATAAAATGATTTTGCTTTTTTTCCCTTAGTTGCCTTTAAAATTGGAGTATTCATAAATCCTAGGAAATTCGGTAGTTTGATTAAATCATGCCATTGAGAATGAAACATATTAATACACAAACCTTTGATATGACTTCCATCTAAATCCTGATCTGTCATAAATAATAGTTTCCCATATCGCAAAAGTTTTTTGGCTTCTTCTTTTGTATAAGTTTTACCAGTAGTTAATCCTAAAATTTTTTTAATATTTGTAATCTCAGCATTCGCATTAATTTTATATTGCGCCGCGTCTAAGGTATTCATTAGCTTACCTTTCAACGGGAATACACCAAAATTATTTCTATCTTCTTTGCTTAATCCGGAAACAATACCAGCCTTGGCTGAATCTCCCTCACACAATATTAAAGTACATTGTTCTGATTTTGTTCCACCAGCCCAGTTGGCTCCCATATATTTTGGAATACCCCTGATATTTTTTGTTTTTCTTCCATCTGTTTTTTTAGCAGCTTTTGTTTCCTTGATTTCATTAGAAGCAATCGCATTATCCATTACACCCATTTTAGCCAATTTATCAATAAATTTATCACTAATCTCACATTTAGAACCCCATTTAGATAATGGGGTATTCATACAATCTTTTGTTTGACTGTCAAATGATGGATTTTCAATCACACAATTAACAAATAACATTAGTTGTTCTTTAATCGTGGCTGATTTTACTTTAACTTTTTTCTTTTTCTCAATATAAATAATCATTTTCTTTACAATCTGGTTTAAAATATTATCTATATGCTTTCCACCCTTACTTGTATTTACACCATTTACATAAGATACTTGTGTAAATTCATCTAATGGACTCAAACAAGCACCGACCTCCCATCTATCATGAGTTATCTCATATACACGCTCTGTTTCTGCCTTTGACCCGATATAAATATCCATATACTGTTCAAAATTCTTATTTGGCACTGCTTCACCATTAAATGTTACCCTTACAGATTTATCGGTGACTACACCAATATCATATGACCTTTTCTTGAATAAATTAAACATATCATCTGTAAGGTTAGTGATACCAAATCTCTCATAATCCGGTAACCAACTAACTTTAGTGTACGGCTTGGAACTGCTTTTTTTGACAGTGGGGGTTAAGATATCGGTGAGATTATTTTCAAAGCGCTGTGTATATTTTTTTTTACGAATATGATCCACAGTTTCAACTTCACCCCACTTTGAATAAATAAGAACAAGTTTAAAACCAAATCCGTTTTTACCACCAACAATTTTTTTTTCATCTTTTTTATAATTTGTGGAAGTTCTTAGATGACCGAAAATCATCTCAGGAATCCATAAATCATTTTCAGGATGTTTCGCAATATCAACACCATTTCCATCATTTCTCATAGTAATAATACCTGTCTCCTTATCAACCGTGATATCAATATTACGAACAGGTATGACATTTTTTTCTTTGTTTCCTAATTTTTGCATTAGCCTAACAACATGATCGCGGCAATTAACAATACCTTCATCAAAACATTTATATAAACCACCAATAAAATCGTATTCTTTGTGTTTCATATTATCTTCTTCATCTAACACCCAGTTTTCTACTTTATCTGATTCAATAGAACCAATATAAGTATCAGGGGCATCTAGGATATGTTCGATATCTGTTTTTTCTTGATATGTAATAGCTAAGTCTGCTGCTTTTGTGGACATGGTGATTAATAATATCATTAATTATTATTTAAACCATTTTCAATTTTGATTAATATAAATTATTAGTAATTAAAATTAATCATAACTTCCACCCTATCATATATAACGTCCATTGAAACCACGTCCTACCCCCTATATTTAAATATTCTCTATTAAGTCTATCTTGGGCTTCAATTAGAAGTCTTTCTAAATCTTTTACTTCTTCCTTGGCATACCATAATTTATCCTTGTAACTTAATCTTTTACGCTTCATACATTTAATATATAATTAAATTTAAATATTAAATTATTTCTTGCATTTCTTGTATTTACCTTTTTTCCTGCCAGATTTATGACGACATCTACGAGTTTTGCGTCTAGTTTTATTTCTTACTTTTCTTCCTTTTTTTGATGTTTTAACAGCACCAAATTTACCCTTTTGGGTAGTATAACCAGCATCGCGAAGCTGTTTAAGAAGAGCCGGTCCTTGAGCACTTTTGGTTTTAGAAACAATTCTTCCATTTTTGTTATATTTAAGATTTGTTTTTGTAAGTGAGTTACCACCATTACTTTTAACTTTACCATATCCAGTCTTGTATGCGGTTCCGTGCATAACTTCGGCACGAGTTCCTACTAAATTTTTGAATGTTCCTCCGGATTTCCCACCACTACGCTTGCGTCTGCTTGCTCTATTTCTTCTAACCATTATATATTTACACAAGAAAAAATATAAACGCAAATATTTCTAAAGTTTATTCATTATTCCAATAGTCTAATAAAATACAGCAATTTTTAATATATTGTTCGGGTATAACTTTATTAATATATTTAAAATAATATTTCTTACTAACTGTTAATAATTTTCCTTTATTATTAATATATTTGCAAAATAATACATATGAATCATATATTGTTATATCTTTTTCTATATTTTTATTGAATTTATTTTGAAATGCATCTAATATATCACCCTGTTTATCCCATAAATTACATTTAACACCAATAAGAAATTTATCATTTTCTATTTGTATATCATCATAAAAGTGTTTTATAATATCTTGTAATTTGTTTTCATCAAAGTCCGTACAATTAATATTTTCATCATTAGTCCATTTCACAATTAAAGCATATAATTCGCTTATTTCCAATTCATCCTCTACATCCTTACTAATTGTTTGATTCCAAAAATTTTGGACCATTTTAGTATTATTTAAATAATTACTTTTGATATTCAAAAATAAATTATTATTAATAATCATATTTTCTTTTATTATATTTTCAAATTCAGCCTTATAAATCATATTTGGTAAATTTTGTTGTTTTAAATATATTTTCCACAAGAAAAACATATCTTTTATATGGATATTATTATTTGATTCTTGTATAATCATTTTTTGTTTGAATTGATTAATCAAATCTTGTTTTGTATTATTTTTCAAATAAAAAATTTTTTTCTTAAATATATCATTTCCTTTATTAATATAATTATCAGCATTAATATATCTAGTAGAATAATAGCAACAAACAACTAATAAATTATATAAATTATCTTTCATAAAAGACAACCAACAAGATTTATTTTGGATTGAGTTTGTAAAATAAAGTAATCTGCTTTTGTCATAGTCTTCGCCTCTATATCTGTATCTAATAGTAGAAGTAATACCTAATTTACTTTTAAAATGATATTGACACATAGATTCTAAGGTATCAAAAAATAATTTACTTTCAATTGGAACAAAGTAATTTAAATCTATTTTTTTATTCAAAATATTATCCCCTATTAAGGTCATAAAATGTTTTACATCTTCTTTACTAGTAAATAATGTAGGGGTAAAAAAATTAATTACATATTGAACCGTCGAAGATTCTGGTATTGTTTTAAATAAACTTTGTTCTTTTATTTTTTCAATTAATATATTCTTTACCCTTTGTTTACATTCAATAAGAATACCTTTGTCTGTTATATCATTTAAAATAATAATCCAAATACTATCTTCATCAACAAAGATATAATTCTCTCCATCATATTTTATAAAAGTATCTGTTAATGGAATATAAAAAAATTGTCTCTCTGGGTCAGTTAAAAAATTATTGATATACTTATTACTTTCTTTTTCTAAAAATAATAGTTTTCTCTCTTGAACGTTGAATTTCTCTAATAAAGATGGTAATTGGGTATTTATATAATATTCTAATTTTGTAATTGTACCTGATGAAGATTTATACATTTCATACAAACTTGTAATCTTTACTAAAGAGCCTTCCATTTAATAAATAATTTAAGGTATTTTTAAGTTATTTATATATTCGTTAAACAATATTTTCCTAAGTCATCTGTTGAATTCATAGTAATAAATTTATGATTTAATATATCTTTTATAGATAATCTAGATGATGGTGTTTTTTTTAACATTTTGTCCATTAAATCTATTAAATTCATATCCACATTTTTCAAATTACTTGTTCTGTCGTATATATTTTCAAATCTATTCATTTCTTCAATCATCTCGTTACATTTTTTTGTATTTATAAATAATGGATAATTTGTTATAAGACCATATGAAACAACGCCTAAAGACCAA